ATTTAGAATTAAAAGATTTATTACAAACTGGGATAAGCCAAGGAGATTCAATTAAAACAATCAGTTTAAACATTAGAAATAGTTTTAAAACAACTTCTTGGAAATCAGAATTAATAGCAAGATCGGAAGTTGTTAGAACTTATGGTCAATCAACAAGAATTGCTATATCAAATGCTGGAGTAACTAAAGAATATCAATGGAAAACCTCATTAAAAGAAAATGTATGCCCTATTTGTAAACCTTTACATAATAGAATTTTTCAAGTTGATGATCCAAAATCTCTTATGCCTGTAACTGATACTCACCCTTTATGTAATTGTGGGATAGTACCTCATGTGAGAATATAAAATGAATAAAAAAGATATTGAAAATGTGGCAACTATGAAATCTGAGATAAAATCAATAACTAAACAGATGGATTCAATAACCCCAAAAATAGAAGAAATGTATACTACTTTTATTGCAGGAGTGGGGAAAATAGCAGTATTAAATAGAGAGGTTTTCGGAAATGGTAAACCTGCATTAAGAACGGAATTAAATAATATTAAATTATCAGTAGAAAAGAAATTTGCTTTTTATGCAGGTGGATTATGTATATTATCTATTATTTTTACAATTATAGTTCAACTAATTTTAAAAAAATATGGAGGTTAAAAATGGCAATAAGAACATTTACAACTGGAACAGTTACTTTAACCGCAGCTACAGATTCAGTAACTATACCAGATGTAACAGGAAGAATAAAATGTATCGCAATTAAACCAAGTGGGGTATCAACTGATTTTATAATTAGTTGTACTAAAGCAGGAATTAGTGAAGTAATACTTGGCGCATCAGGTGCAGTTAGTATATTAGCAGCTGGGGATGTATTTTGCCCACAAAAGTTAGCAGTAGACGCTGATAATTCAGCATTAACAGTTACAAGTAATACTTATGTTGATTTTATTTTAGATAGTCAAGATATTACTATTGCAGTATCAAGTGGAGCAGCTGCAGAAACTTTTGTAGTTAATATAATAGTAGAAGAATAAAAATTTTTGAGATGGCAAAATGAAAGATATTGATGATATGATACTTGAGAGTATTAAGGAAGAATTCAAAACAGTTAGAGAATTATCTGATGAATTATCTTTACCTTATAGTAGAGTAGTTGTTAGATTAAAACAAATGAGAAAAAGAAAAAGTGTAATATATGTTCAATCAAATGAATCCAATATAAGAGGGGTTAAACCTCTTAAATATAAACAAAATAAAAAAAGTTAAAATTAGATTTAAATAGTTTATTACTAATTAGTAAAATAATAAGTGAATGCCATCCTCGCTTGTTGGGTTAAGGGAGTAATCCCTTTTCCTTTATTTTGATGGAAAAATAAAAATGAAAATGTTTAAACCAATAGCAAAACAAAGTTTGAAAGTTAATCATCCTATTAATTTAATGTGTGAAACTTATAATGTAAGAGAACAATTAGATGAAACAGGAGAAATTCAAGCAGTATTTTTAGAAGGAGAAGCTATTACTTTTAATAAACCAACTAGAAATAGGGTTTCTTATACATATGATTCTGGAGTTAAAAAATATAAAACTTTAATTGGAAAACCTTTTTTGGATACTCATAATGATAGTTCTATAAGAACTCATCCACCATTCGGGCATGTAGAAATGACTGAACCTGGAATTAATCCTAAAAATGGATTACCTTGTTTAAACTATAGAGTTAATGTTGATCCTGAAGAAGAAGTTTTTATTAGAAAAGCTAAAAGAGGAGATATTCCAGGAGTTTCAATTCAAGTTTTAGTAGATGATGTTATTGAAAAAGAAGATTCATATGGAACATTTTTAGAAGCAAATATAAGAGAGTTTTTAGAATTATCTGCAGTATTAATTCCAGGAGATGGAGATACTTCTATGAGTTTAGCAGAGAAATTTCAAAAGTATAAAGAAGGTGTTATAAGTCCTGATGGTATTTTACCTCAGAAAAAAATTCTTGCAAAAGAAGAAGATGGAGAAGATGAAGATACTCCACTTATGCCTTTAGATCCTTCAATGTCCGAAGATGAAGATGAAGATGAATTGAAACCTGATGAATTTACAAGATTAATTGGAAAACGAAAAACAGAAGTTGCGTTTAATGGATGTAAATGTCCAGTATGTGGAGTTCAAATGTTAAAAGATAATTATAGCAATGGATTTCAACTTAGATGTTATGCATGTAAATATAGAATTATTAAGAGGTAAAATAAAATGACAATAAGAGCTGTAAGAAAAGAAATGGATATGGGACAACCTATGTCACCAGTTGCTCCTTCAAATAATGCTCCTATACCCCCACAACAACCAATGCAAGAACCTACTATACCAGATCACACTCATCCTGAGTATGATCAAATGTTAGTAAAAATTCAAGAATTGGAAAATAAAATTAATAAAGGTACTATGGGTGGTATTGAGCAAGATTATGAAGAAGAAAAACCAGAATTAAAACAAATGGAATCATACATTAAAAAGGTAATTCGTGAAGAATTAAAGGGTGTTCCTGAGATAGAGAAAGGTAAAAATAGCCATAAAATTGGACCAGATAATACTTCAGAAATTCCACAAACTGAACAACCAGCAAATGGTGAATCACCTAGTGGTGGAGAATTTGATTCAAATGATAAAACCAATAAAGAAGATGGTGATGATGTTATTTCAAAAACTCCAAAACCAAAAAGTGTTTATGATAAAATTCCTACTCAAAAAAATAAAATGGAATTAGCACGTAAATATATTGAAAAAGCTAAAAAATTAATGATGGAATCAAATGAACCTGATCCTACATTACCTAATCCTGAAGCAGAAGAAAAAGATCCAAAAAAAATGGATGCTACAATTTCAAAAGATTTAGATAGTGCAGATGAAGATCCAGAAGCAAATATTCCAAATAATAAAAGACCAGATATGAAGGAAGTTTTTGAAGATTTAAAAAAAGAGATTAAAAAAGAAAACTCCAGACAATCTGTTGTAGGTATGTCTTCTTTATCAAGTGCAAGAACAGCTGAATTAAATAGTGAATTTGCAACAAATAAAGAAAGAGTAACTAATACTGTTAAAGAGTATTTACAAAAAGCTGGATATAGTGGAGCTTTTCAGAATACAATAAAAAGATTTTAAATGGAGGTTAAATAAAAATGAAAGCAGAAATTTCAGGAATGAGTAACCTTTGCGAAGCAGCAGGTAAACTTATTTGTAAGGATATGATTAAGAAAGGTGTTTCTATAGAAGCACTAAAATCAGAATTAAGTTTTAAAGAAAGTGTTAGTGGAAGTATGTATACTTTTAGAGAAGATGTTAGTACTTCTAATGCAAGTGCTTTATATATCACAGCTTTAGCTAGTGTTATTAGAGCAGCTGTAGAACCTAATATGATAGGACTAGAATTATTGCAACTTAATACCGATTTAATGAATGGTGGCGGAAAAGGAGCTATAAAATTACCTAAAGAGAAAAGGGTTGTAGCAGCAGAAGTTTCAGAAGGTGGAACTGTTAGTTATACTGGAGAAGGTTATGATTCTATTGTAGTACAACCATCTAAAAAAATTGCAGCTTCTAAAATTACTTGGGAAATGGTAAAAAGAGGAATGATTTCACTTATTACTTCAGAAGCAGCAAGAGTTGGAAAAGGTTTAGCAAGAAAAGTAGATTCTGATATTATTACTGGTATTGTAGCAATTTGTACTTCAGCTAATGGTAATAGAACTGTAACTGGTGGAGCTTCTACTAGAGCTTCATATAATAAATTAATAGATGCTAGAGCAAATATTGAAGGTTATTCAGTTGGTGGATTTAAAGCAACTCATTTAATTGTTCATGCAGACGATTATGCAGCATTAGTTAAAGATACTGATTTTAAAAATGCACTTATTAGGGCACCAGTAGTTACTGGAGCACCAGGAAGTCCATCTGTTGGAATATTCCCACAAATTGAGTATTTTGGTCCACAAAAACTTATTCAAACTAATCAAATTACTGCTGGAACTTCTATATTTGTAGATGCAACTGAATTAGGAACTTTTGTTCAAGAATCAGATATTGAAGTTGTTGATGGAAGAATTCCAGGATCTGTAGATACTGAAATTATTGCAGTACAATCTTATGGAATTGGAATTCAAAATGTTAGAGCAGCAGCATCTTGTGTAATGGCAGCATCATAAAGATGCTTTTTTATTTTTTTTTAAAAAAGAGGTAAACTAAAAAATGGTAATAGCAGCAGTATATGGAACAGCAACTATCAACGCAACTTTAGGCGCTGGTGGAATTGTACCTAGTGTAACAATAACCTCAACTGTAACTCATACAACTAGTTATCAAGATATTATAACTCCACAAAACATTGTAAGAGATGTTGAAGGAATT